TTGCCAGAGGAATTGCTTGAGGCGAGAGCAAAAGAAGACCGTATTCCATATGATTTATGGCATGAGCGCGGTTTGTTGCGCGTTACACCTGGCAATAAAGTACATCCAAAGTTTGTGACGCAATGGTATTTAGAGCAACGCAATGAGCATGGCATTTATTTACCTTGGATTGGCTATGATGCATGGTCAGCAGAATATTGGGTGGAAGATATGAAAGGTCATTTTGGCTCTGAGGCAATGATTCCTGTTCACCAAGGGAAAAAGACCTTATCAGGACCGATGTACAACCTGAAAGCCGATTTAAAAGCCAATACGATTGTTTACAACAACAATCCGATAGATAAATGGTGTTTGTCGAATACAGCTATCGAAATGGATAAGAATTTAAATATCCAACCGACGAAGACAAAGAATCAACGTCGACGTATTGACGGTACCGCAGCGCTATTAAATGCTTATACAATTTTGCAAGATAAAAACGCTGAGTATTTGCAGATGATTTAAAAAAGCCGTACAGATTATTGCTGTACGACTTAAAGAAATTAAATAGATGATGATTCAAATACTTCTTTGATTTTTAGGCATTCATTTTTAATGTCTGTGGAATTATTAAATTTAATGAGGTCATTACACCAAAAGATGTTTGTATAGCCTCCATTGTCTAAGAAGTGATTAATTTCACTATGTTTTTTAACTTCTTCAAAGTCCATTAACTCGAAAGCAACTTCTTTAATCCAATGAACACCATACTTTGGTGAGTGATTGGGAGGAAGTAATATGATTGAACTTATTAAAGTAGGTGGTAAATCAAAATAATTACCATGATAAAATTGAGCGTTTATCTGAATAATTTTGTCTACGTTATTGTTAGTTTTGGTATAAGTGCGAGAAATGAATTGAGGAAACAGAGTTTTTCCAGCATCAGGTGACTGAGAAATAGAGTTAGTAGTAGATGTACTTAGATTATTTTCATCTACTGGAGAAAATCCTAATTTATTTAATTCTTTATCAAAATCTCTAAATAAAATAATAGAGTTATTAATTAGGGTAACTACATTTTCAATGGATGTTATTAAATTAGTGTTTTCATTCATCAAGTTATCCTCCATATTTCCATGTTGATTTTATAACGGGTTTTATTTGTTGTGTGAATCCATTAAAACATTGCAAATTTTTATGAACTAGTAGGGCTTTCAAATCAGTTATCAATAAATTGTCTTGATACGTGTAAATATTGTCTGTTAGATTAATTTGAGCAAGTGCATGATGAATAGCACTCCAAGATAGCCAATAAAAATCATTTAATCCGTATGACGGGGAATTCACAAATTTTGCGCTAGTTTCAATACTGTCTGTAGGAAAGTGAGTATCTTTTGTTAAGTAAATTAACTTGGCGCTTTTTAATGAATTACGATTTACTCCTAATAAATTTAAACAGTAGTCACTTGTTAAATCTTCTATCTCTTTAGCTAGTTGATCTCTTTGACGGTTCATACGCTCTGATATTTCTACACTAGTATCTTCTGAACTAGACTTACCAGAGTGATATTTGGCTTCAATACAAACTAGATAAATAAAATTGTCATCATCTGTTAGCTTTAGAAGTAAATCGGGTTCACTTTTTTCAAGACGAGGCCAAAATGTATATTCACATTTCTGAATGATTGTAGGGAACAAGAATGACTCATTTTGAATATTGATGGCTTCGCTTAATATTTTTTGAATGAAGAAAGGGGAAGAAAGATACTGTAATGTACCAAAGATAGATGATGTTAAGAAATCTTCTGAACGAGTCAATTTAGAAGGTATTTTTCTTTTTAGTTCGCCAATGAGCATAGATAAAAATACTCCTTTCATTCTAATTATTACCATAAATATTATACCTTTTTAGGAGGTGAATCATGGGGCTATTTGAAAAAATGTTTGGTAAAAAGTCAGAACCGCATTTGAGCAATCAATTTAAATTGATCCAAGATGCTGGTGATGGCTTTTTTCAATGGGATGGAAAGCTTTATAGGTCTGATATTATTCGTTCAGCTATTCGACCAAAAGTAAAAGCAATAGGGAAGCTTACGGCGAAACATATTAGGCAAAATGACAAGGAATTTAAAGTAAATCCAAATGTAAATATTCGATTCCTATTGGAAGAACCTAACCCATTAATGACAGGACAAGTATTTCAAGAAAAGATGGCTACTCAGTTAGCACTTAACAATAATGCATTTGCATATATTAAGCGAGATGAGCGAGGATGGCCACTTGAAATTTATCCGATTCCTGCTGCAAGTATCGAATTGAAAGAAGGGCCGAGCGGAGAAGTATTTCTGCGCTTTTTATTTTTAAATGGCCAGCGAATGACAGTTCCTTATGCTGACATTATCCATTTAAGAAATGATTTTAACGAAGATGACTTTTTTGGTACACATCCTGGAGAAGCGTTGAAAGATTCATTAGAAATTGTTTCAACTGCTGATCAAGGGATTGTAAAAGCAATTAAAAATAGTGCTTCTATCAAATGGCTAATGAAGTTTAAAACGATTTTACAGCCGAAAGATATGGAGAACGAAGTGAAGCGGTTCACTGAAAACTATTTATCGATTGATAGAAATAGTGGAGGGGCCGCAGCTGCAGATACTCGTTATGATCTTCAACAAGTGAAAAATGACGCGTATGTGCCTAATGAAAAGCAAGTGGATAATACGACAAAACGTATTTATTCGTTTTTTAACACAAATGAGAAAATTGTACAGTCGAATTATACCGAAGATGAATGGAACGCTTACTACGAGGCACAAATTGAGCCTGATGCTATGCAATTTGCCAACGAGTATACACGACGACTCTTTACGAGAAAAGAGCGCGGATTTGGCAATAGAATTATTTTTGAAGCAGCAAGTCTACAATATGCTTCTATGAGTACAAAAATGAACCTTGTACAAATGGTTGATAGAGGGGCGCTTACACCAAATGAATGGCGCTCGATTTTATCATTAGGACCAATTGAAGGTGGAGATAAAGCAATTCGCCGATTAGATACAGCTGAAATTAATGCCAAGAAGGGAGGTGAGAAAGATGGAAACAACGGAGAAGCGCAATTTGACGACGAATCAAGTGGAGATTCGTGAGGATGAAGGCGGTCAACGTGTATTAACAGGCTATGCGGTCAAATGGGAAATGAAATCCGTACCAATGGGATATTTTCAACGATTTAAAGAGCAGTTTAAACGTGGAGCTTTTACGGAATCATTAACGAATGATGACCAAAAGGCGTTGTGGTCCCATGATACATCTAAAGTGTTAGGCCGTACTAAAAACGGAACGCTACGTTTGTTTGAAGATGATTTAGGATTACGTTTTGAGCTTGATTTACCGGATACAACATTAGGTGACGATGCTTATAAATCAATTAAGCGCGGCGATGTTGATGGGGTTTCATTCGGATTTAGTATGTTAAAGCAAGAATGGGATGAATCAGACCCAGATAATGTTGTTCGGACTGTTACGAAAGCAAAGTTACTCGAAATTTCGCCAGTAGCATTCCCAGCTTATCCAGATTCACAAGTGGCGGCGCGTTCACATGATCCGTATCAAGAGCATATGGAATTGAAGGAGCGACAAGAGCGCCGACAAAAATTATTATTAAAAACATTCCTATAGAGGTGAAGGCATGAATAAACGATTAAAAGAAATTTTACAGCGCAAGACAGAAATTCGTTCTGCATTAGAAAGCAATGATAACGTTGACTTAGACGCTTTTGAAAAAGAATTACGTGAGCTAGATGAAGAATACGAAACGATTGAAAAACGTGAGAAGTTAATGCAGCAAGCGGATCAAATTAATAACGGCGAGTTAGAATCTCGTACGATCAGTACGTTTAACATGACAGGTCAACAAGAAAAACGTTCGCCAGAAGAAGCCGAATTAGCGTATCGAAATGCATTCATGGATTTTGTATTACGTGATGCACCTATTCCAACTGAATTACGTGAAACAACAAGTACTGGTGACATTGGCTCGGTGATTCCGCAAACGGTGCTAAATCGCATTATTGAAAAGCTAGATGCATCAGGTATGATCTTACCGCTTATCACGAATACAGCGTTTAAAGGTGGCCTTACAATTCCGACATCCACTGTTAAGCCAGTAGCAACATGGGTAGCAGAAGGTAGTGGCTCTACGAAGCAGAAGAAAACAACAGGCTCAATTACATTTAACTATCATAAATTACGTTGTGCTGTAGCAGTAACTTTAGAAGTCGAAACGATGGCGCTGGCTGTTTTTGAGCAAGTATTAGTAAACAATATCGTTGAAGCAATGACGATTGCACTTGAACAGGCTATTATTTCAGGCGACGGTATTGGCAAACCGAAAGGCATTTTAGCTGAAACACCGAATGAAGGACAGGCGTTAGATGTGGCCAAAATGGAATATCAAACACTAGTCGATGCAGAGGCAGCACTACCATTAGAATACGAAACAAATGCAGTCTATGTGATGACAAAGAAAACGTTCATGAAGATGGCAAGCATTAAAGATGAAAATGGCCAACCAATTGGACGTGTAAACTATGGCATTGCAGGAGCGATTGAACGTTCTTTACTCGGTCGTAGCGTAGTGCTATGCAATTACTTAGACTCATTCGATTCAGCTGAAACAGGCAGTCCATTTGCATTCTTATACAACTTTAAAGACTATATTTTAAATACGAACTACCAAATGGGCGTTAAAAAGTATGAGGATAACGAAACGGACGATCTTGTGACAAAAGCGATTATGATTGCAGACGGAAAATCTGTTGATAATGGCTCATTAGTTGTATTAAGTAAAGCAGCTGCTATTTAGGAGGTGTGAATGATGAAATATCGCGTATTAAAAGCGTTTATCGATAAGAAAACTTTCATTGGTTATAACGAAGGCAATACGTATGAATCGACTGATTCAGAACGTGTTGCTTTTTTGATTGAAAAAGGTTTCTTAGTCGGTGAAAAGCCATCTGTTGAGGAATTGGATTATATCGAGTTAAAACAAATGGCTAAAGACTTAGGTATCGAAGGCTATAACAAAATGAAGAAAGAAGCTTTGTTAGAAGCGGTACAGCGACATGGACCAACTACTTCAGAAAATTAAAACGAGTCTGCGTATTAAACATGACAAGCTAGACGATGAATTGTTAGCAACAATTGAAGCTGCATTAATCGATTTGAAGCTTGGAGGCATTCATAAGCTAGATGTGGACGATGCTTTAATTTATCGAGCTATACAGCTATATTGTAAAGCTTCATATGGCATGGCAGGAGAAGCCAGCGATAAATATCAAGCTTCGTATGACATGTTGAAAGTCAGTCTAGCGTTAGCAGGTGATTACAATGGATACACTTAATGACGTAGCGGAATTGTTGCAAGAGCAAATCGTTAAAACTTCATTAGGACAAGAAAGAAAGTCGTTTGTTGCTAATGAAGTATTTTGTAAGAAGAAAAGTATTACTCGAACGGAATATTTTACGGCTGGTCAATCGGGTTTGCGTCCGTCTGCGATGTTTAAAGTGCATTTATTAGATTATGATCAAGAACTATATATTCGCTATGAACAAAAGATTTACAGCATTTATCGCACATTTGAAAATGGTGATTTTATCGAACTTTATTGTGAGGTGAGAAGCGGTGCAAATCAGTCAACTAAATAATGCAATTATGCAAGAGCTCAATCGCTATGCTCAACTTGCTAGGGAAAATGTAGAAGAGTTGGCGGAAATAACAGCTAATGAAGGTGCTACTACGTTGAAAAGTACAAGCCCACAGCGGAGCGGTAAATATGCAAAGAGCTGGCGTGTGAAAAAAGTAGGGACAAGCTTTGTTATTTATAACACTAAATATCAGCTGACACATTTACTTGAAAAAGGTCATGCAAAAGTCAATGGTGGACGTGTTGCAGCCATTCCGCATATCCGACCTGTTGAACAGGCAGCTATTGAGCAGTTTGTAAATGGTTTAAATGAGGTGCTAGGAGGATGACTTTACAACAGCTTTATAACATTCTTCAAACGCTAAATTTACCGGTGGCTTATCATCATTTTGAAAGTCGGCAGTCATTACCCTTTATCGTTTACATGAATGAATCTGACAGTACAGTAGGTGCTGACAATAAGGCGCTATATAAAGCGAAACATGTCGATGTGGAACTTTATATGGCTGAAAAGGATGAAGCATTAGAAATTCAGCTAGAAACATTACTGGATAATCATGAAATCTTTTATGAGGATCCAGATGAAGTTTTTATTGAGGAAGAAGGCGTGTTTAAACGCACGTACTATTTAACAATTTAGGAGGAACAAATATGAAAAATGAAAACAAAGTTACGTTTGGGTTGAAAAACGCACACTACGCGCCGATTACGGATACAACTGATGGTGTATTTACTTACGGTACACCGGTACGCATTCCAGGTGCTACAGAAATGTCTACTGATCCAGCAGGTGAATCATCAAGTTTCTTCGCTGATGATATTAACTTCTATGAAGCAATCGCCAACCAAGGTTACGAAGGTACATTCAACTTCGCTAAACTACCAAATTCATTCTATGTAGATATTTTAGGTTACACACTTGTTAACGGCGGTTTATATGAAAATGCTAACGCAAAAATTAAACCATTCGCACTTTTATTTGAAATTGATGGTGATCAACAAGCAGACCGTTTTGTTTATTATAATGTGAGCGCTAATCGTCCAGGTACAGCGTCAAAAACGAAAGAAGATTCTACAGAAGTAAACACAGTAGAACTATCATTCAAAGCTACGCCACGTCCAGACGGTTCAATCAAATGGGTAACTGGTCCAGAAACACCAGCAGCTATTTATGATGATTTCTACAAAGCAGTCACAGAACCAGTAGAAGTACCAACGATTTAATAATTAGGAGGCAATATTGATGAAAAAAATTCAAATTGGGAAGGAGAGCGTTCGCTTTGAAGCGAATGCTCTTTTTCCTATTAAATACAAACAATTAACAGGTAGAGATATTTTCAAAGATTTAAAAGTAGTAGAAAACATGCAGCACGCTAAATCATTCGATGATTTAAATATCGATATTTTATATGACATTGTATATGTACTCGCTTGGTTCGCTAATCGTGCGATTCCAGATCGTGACGAATGGCTTTTACAGTTTGATGAATTTGATGTGTTTAATGTGATTCCGCAGGTCGTGGATTTATTAGTAGATTCATTAAGCGCAACTACTAAAAAAAACAAACCGGTGAAGCAGGGCAAGAAGAACAAACAATAAAAGAATTTAATACAGAGCAATATTTAGCTGTGTGTCGGAGCGCTAAGCTGCAATATGCTGACATGGAATTAATGACCGTCGGAATGGCGCTCGATTATGTAGATGCATATCAAGATTTGCACAATCCATCAGACAACAAAAATCAGCCGCGTAAGGCGACACAGGCTGATATTGAAAAATTAAAAGGGCGTTAATCTACGCTCTTTTTTTATTTGTCGAAAGGATGGTGGAACATGGCTAGCAGAATCAAAGGAATTACAGTAGAAATCGGTGGCGATACGACAGGTCTTGAAACAGCTTTAAGTGATGTAAATAAACAATCCAAAAAGCTTCAAGATGAATTAAAGGAAGTTCAACGCGCGTTAAAATTTGATCCTGGTAATACAACACTTATCGCACAGCAACAGCAAATTTTAAGTGAACGTATTGCTACAACATCACAGAAATTACAGCAATTAAAAGATGCACAATCACAAGTAGAAGCACAATTTAGATCTGGCCAAATCGGTGTAGAGCAATATCGTGCATTCCAACGCGAACTACAGACTACAGAAGGTCAACTAAACGGCCTAAGCAGTCAATTACAACGTTCCCAGCAACAATTACAAGACCTTGCACAAAATACGCAGCAATTAGAAACGTATTTTAATGCAACTGGCACGACGGTAGCAGATTTTGCAGAAGTATTAGGCAGTAAACTTACAACAGCTATTCAGAATGGTACAGCATCCGCTGCACAAATTGGACAAGCTATTACTAAAATTGGCCAGTCTGCTATCGGTGCTGATGTTGATATAGACCGTTTGCGCGATGCGTTAAATCAAATTAACACAGGTGGCTCAATTGACCAAATTAATGCAGATTTGCAACAAATGCGTAATGAACTAAATCCAATACCGACAGTCGTAGACCATGTAAGAGCATCACTACAGCATGTGGAAGATGCAAGCGTCGGTCTAAAAGCAGAATTGAAACAAGTACAAGCCGCATTAAAATTAGATCCAAATAATTTAACTTTAGTACGACAACAACAAGATTTATTAAGCCAATCAATTCAACAGACTGAGCAAAAGTTAGACGGTTTACGACAGGCACAAGCACAAGTTGAAGCCGCATTTGCGAGTGGTGATTTAGGTGTAGCAGAGTATCGAGCATTTCAGCGCGAACTCGGTCAAACAGAAGCGCAGTTAAGTAGTTTTAATTCTGCATTACAACGTTCGCGTAGTGAACAACAAGGCGTAGCACAAGCGACACAACAGTTGAGTAGATATTTTGAAGCGTCGGGAACGAGCGTTCAAGAATTTGCTCATGTTTTAGGTCCACAACTGACCGCATCTATCGCACAAGGACGTGCAAGCAGTCAGCAATTACAGCAAGCATTGACACAAATCGGGCGTGAAGCATTAGGTGCCGGCGCTGATTTAGATAGATTCCGTTCAGCCTTACAACAAGCAGGTTCGGGCACATCAGATTTGCAAAGATTACAACGAGAATTACAAGACATTGAGCGACAAGCAGAGCAAACTACCGACGCTGTGGAAGGAATTGGCGACGGAATCAAGGCAGGTCTTGCAGGATTGGCTGGCGCAGGTGGTTTAGCGGCTACTGTGCAACAAGCATTAGATGTATCAACTTTAGATACAAAAATTGAAATTATGTTTGATGTGCCAGAAAGCTCAAGGGCAAGTGTTCGTGACGCAATAAACGGCGTTGCGGCATATGGCGTAGACGCAGAAGAAGCGCTACAAGGCGTACAGCGACAATGGGCATTAAATAAAGATGCGTCCGATTCTAGTAATACGGCAATTGTCAAAGGGGCCGGTATGATAGCGAGTGCGTATTCGGCAATTGATTTTAATGAGCTTATCCAAGAATCATATGAGATGGGTAAGAGCATGGGAATCACACAAGAAGAAGCGCTAGGCATGACAAATGCTCTCCTTAAAGTCGGTTTCCCAGCCGAACAATTAGACATCATTTCGGAGTACGGCACACAGTTACATGAAGCTGGCTATAACGCACAGGAAATTCAAGCGATTATGGCGGCTGGTGTCGATACAGGTACATGGAATATTGATAATTTGCTTGATGGTATCAAAGAGGGGCGTATACGAATGGCTGAATTTGGCCAAGAAGTGCCGAAATCTTTAGATGAATTATTAAAGAAAACAGATGTATCAAGTGAGCAAATGCAAAAATGGGGCAATGATGTCGCCGCAGGAGGTAAAAAAGGTTCAAAAGCCATGACGGAAGTATCGAAGTGGCTATCTACTGTGGAAGATGATACATTGCGAAATGCATTAGGAACTGAAATTTTCGGTACCATGTGGGAAGACCAGGGCGCAAATATCACACAAACCTTAAACAATGCTTCCACAGCTACAAATGATTTATCAGCTAATCAGAAAAAATTAAAAGCTGATATCGATACAATTAATGCGGATCCAATGACTCGTATTCGCGAAGCTCTAACAGATATACAGACAGCATTGGCACCAGTGCTTGCGAGTGTAGCTGAATTTATTGCCAAAATTGCTGATTGGATTTCTAATAATCAGTCGTTAGCAGCTACTATTGCGGTTGTTGTTGCCGTTATCGGATTAATCGTTGCGGCATTCATGGCACTTGCGCCAATTTTCACCGTCATAGGAACTTTAATGGCAGGTGTAGGCGTAGCATTCGGAGCAATTGCGGCACCTATTGCAATAGCGATAGCCGCCATTGTCGCACTTGTCGCGGCAGGAGTATTGATTTATAGCAACTGGGGAGCGATAAAAGAGTTCTTCTCAAATCTGTGGACGAGTATTTCAAATATTTTCATGACCGTCGTCACCGCCATAGGCTCATTCCTATCTTCTGCATGGGCCAGTATTGTGGCAACATTAACAGCAGTTTGGGCAAGTATAGTTGGTATAGCACAAACCACATGGGGATTACTGACTGCATTCTTTAGTGGTCTGTGGAACGGTATCACAGCCGTATTCACTGCTGTATGGACAGTAATTTCAACGGTACTAACAACCATTTGGACCGGTATTGTCACTGCAGGTACTGCAATATGGAATGGCTTAGTAACTTTCTTCACCACCATTTGGACAGTCGTAAGCACCGTATTTAGTACAGCTTGGACAGGGTTACAAATAATACTCACGACTAT